TTCATTAACACGATTGCCACCAAACAGATTAAGAAAAAAATTGATAGATTTTTCAGTAATACCATAAACATGCATTTAATTCACCCCCTTTTTAGTAGTGTATATATTATATATTATAGTGTAAAACCCTTATTTTACAAGTGTTTTTACGGCATAGTAGCCATGCAAGTTTTGTACATTTTTTACTTGACATATGTTTTAAATTGTGAGAGAATGTACAAATGATAGGGAACAGTATATTTATTAACAAAAATTTAATAAAGAAAGGAATCCAAGTTTGTGTATATAGTGAATCCGAAATACTGTTCCCTATCGGAATACAAATATGAATAAGTATAAAGTCTATGCTCATCTAGTGACAGTCAGGCATTATAATGTATTATCGGATACACCTGAAAATGCTAGAGGGTTAGTAAAGAGTATAGCAAAAAAGATTTCACATCAAAATCCTGTCGTCACATTTGACAGGGAATATGTGAGAATAAAAAAAGTAGAAAGGATAAACAATGACTAAAATAAAAATAGAATGTACGGAATGTGAAGGGTTGGGAAGAATACCCATATGCCCTGAGCCTAGGTATGATGAATGGGAAGAATGCCCTGTATGTGAAGGACATGGTGCATGGTTAGAAGATGAAGAAACAGTAGAAAAATTAAGGGGTAGTTGTATCATAGATGAAGAGATAGATATGATGTTCAATGACTACGAAATAGAAAAATTAACAGAAAGGAAAAACAATGGATACTACGACTAAAGTTTATGTAGTTTATGTTAAGGAAACTAAAACTAAAAAGTATTTTGTTAGTGCAGAATCTGAACAAGAAGCTGAGGACAAGTATGTCTTAGAAGGATTAACTTCAGCTTTATACGATAAGGAAACCGATAGAGAAATACTTTATGTAGGGTTAGCTAGTAAAGATAATGCTTAATATATTTTCTACCTGTAGTAATAGTATATACTATATTACCCGTTGGCGACAGGTAGATGTTATCATATTTTTAACATTTTGTCAAGTTAAATTTTATCTTGACATTATCTAAAAAAAGTGTATACTGATTAAACAAATGGAATACAAATACCAATTAAATAAAATACAAGAGTTAAACATAAACTCAAACCAAGCATATCGTGGAGACTGTATTTTCTGTTTGAATCGTAATACACTATCAGTTAGAAATGAAGGTGGTAAACTGTCATGGTACTGCTTTCATGCTAACTGTGGTGTTAAAGGCTCGTACTCTGTTGGGGCTACCGTAGACGACTTACAAAATTTCTTACACAGTAAGATGAACAGGTCAAGTTTGACTGATGACTTCATTATTCCTAAAGAATTTGTAACCGTCTACGGAAATAATAAAGCAAGAGAATTTATTTCTAAATATCAGCTAGAAAATACCGAAGCTAGAATGATGTATGATGTGAAGCAAGATAGACTCGTGTTTCTAATTGAACAAGACGGCACTGTCGTGGGTGCAATCGGTAGAGGCCTGGCCGAGAACATAACTCCCAAGTGGTATAAGTATGGTACTTCATCATTACCTTTCATGGTAGGTACTAATAAATACCTTGGCATTATTGTGGAAGATTGTGTCTCGGCCTGTAAGGTGGCTCTCGCTAACTTAACAGGCATTGCCCTTATGGGAACAAGATTACCTGATGATTATGTCATGCCTATTGCTGACAAAGTAGATAGATGTTTTGTTTGTTTAGACAAAGATGCTACAGAAAAAAGTTTTAAGATAAGAGATACCATGTCTTATCATATTCCTAGTTATGTTGAAATGATTGAGAAAGATTTAAAGTATTATAGTATTGACGAATTAAAAAAATGGGGGGATGAATTATGCAAGAAGATTGGTTTGTGATTGCCTTGGTTATTATCGTATTGGCTATGATATCTTATGTGTTTTTAAATTTACCTGTGTATGATTGGCATGTATAGTAATATATTAGAAAGGCACTACAAAAAAGGTAGTCGTAAGGGTAGATTTAAGATATCAGAATCTGTATCTAAATTTTGGAAAGATAAATATGATAAGGTAGTAAATCTAGAGGGTGATTACACTCAGTATAATACTAATAAATTTTATAAAAAGTGGAAAAAGAATGAGAAGTTTGGGTTAAGAAAACATGTAAGATTTATAAATAAATTAAATACTGTAGAGGAAATAGTAGATGTAAAAGATTATGTTCAACCTATATATAAAAATAATTTTATAAGTATTGAATCTTTTATTCCGAGAAACAGTAATAGATTAAAATTTAAATTAAAAATACCTAGACTTACGCATTCAAGCACAGGCAGTATGGTTTATTTTAGAGATAGACAAAAATTTTTTGATAGTTATGGTTCGGCAAAAAAATATGCAGACATACTAGAGAAAGAACATGTTTCATATGTAAAGAAAACATATGAAGAGTATTACAAAACGCATTCATACAAATAGAAAGGAAATAGAATGGGATTGTTTGATAAGACTAAAAAATATTTAGTAGACATCATGGGGGTGGCTACGATAGTAAAAGTAGGTAAAGAAAGGTATGACGATATTTATGGTGAACCGACAGTCATGTATAGCTTAGAGTTTCATAACAAAGCACTTGAAGACTTAGGGGATAATGATGACCATACTTTTGAGCCGATGAAGATAGACAAGGCTAGTGGTTGTAGGATTGCTACATGGAAGAGATTAAAAGAATATCAATTACCTTTTAGTGAAACAGGGTATCGTTCTGATTTTAGTAATATTATTAAGGAAGGTACATACGGTAGCTATGAAGAAGTAATTATGGACAGTGCCTTTAATAATCTTAAAGACTGTGGTATCACTAGAGATAAGTACTTCGATGCAGAAACGATGACTCAAGTACCTGCCGTAAGGATTGTTAAGGAATTATAAAAATGAATCCTCTTAATTATATTGTATTTATTGTCGCTTTAGTTTTCTTATTTACTATTAGTGGGTGTTCTTTTACTGTTGATAGAGATAGAAATGATAATATTAAAATAGAAAAACTAAAACCTATAGTTGAAGAAACTAAAGTGAATTGTGATTCAGAGCGTTTAAAAGAATTAGAGATTGCTAAATGTAAAATGGAAGCAAGACTAATGGAGATACAATACTAATCTTACACAGTAAGATAGAAAGGTAAACATGGAAGACGGAAACCTAAGATTATATGTTCTCAAAATTCTATTACAAAAAAAGAACTTTCTTAGAGTTAAAAAAATTATTCACAAAGATTTCTTCTCTAATGGAGTAAGAGATATTTACAATGCAATCTGTCAAATCTACGAGGACAATCCAAAGATAGAGCAGATTACATTTGAAGACTTACGAATTAGTTTCTTTGAAACATACTTCGCTAATCAAAGTGTTAATGCACAGCTTAATATTAAAAACATTATCAGCAGATTGGAGAGGTCATCACCGATGTCTGACACCATTGTGGAAAATGCTATCAAGAGTATGTACAAAATGGCTAAGGCAGATGAGATGTCTAAACTTTGTATTGAATTAGGAAACAATCCTAGCAAACATTCTTTCCAAGAGATTAAAAGATTTCTTAATGAAGTGGATGAGGAAAACTTTGAAGACAAAGATGACACCTTGGTTAGTAATGACTTTGATGAAATACTTTCCGTCAATCAACACAATGGCGAGTTCCAGTTTAACATTGATGAACTACAAAATTCAACAGGTGGTATAGGTAGAGGTAACTTTATGGTTGTATTCGCTAGACCTGAAACAGGGAAGACTGCCTTTTGGGTTAGCCTTGTTGCAAAACAGAATGGCTTTGCATGGCAAGGACATAACTGTCATTCGTTTATCAATGAAGAACCCGCCAAACGTACACAGATGAGAATGATTAATGCTTGTAGTGACATCACAAGAAAAGAGGTGTACAATGGAAGTAGAAAATTAGCTGAGGAACAGTGGAATAAAATTAAGTCTAGAATCTTTACTCATGACAAAGTGGGGATGACTATGGAAGATTTAGATACTTACTGTAAAGATAATAAAGTAGATATACTTGTCATTGACCAACTTGACAAAGTAAATGTTTCTGGTAAGTTTAATTCTTCTCATGAGAAACTAAGAGATATTTATTTACAAGCGAGAGAGTTAGCTAAGAGACATGACTGTTTAGTTATAGGTATGTCACAGGCATCAGCCGAAGGCCATGGTAAACTTAATCTTAGTTTTAATGTTATGGAAAATTCTAAGACAGGCAAGGCGGCGGAAGCTGATTTGATTATTGGTATTGGAAAGAATGATACAGATGAAGAAAATGTTAATGAAGGCAACACTAGAACAATATCTATATCCAAGAATAAGCTATCAGGAACTCACCCTGTATTTCAACTACATTTGATACCCGCATTATCACAATATAAATCAATTTTTTAGAAAGGAAGACACTTGATTACAGTATTAGATATCGAAACCACTTTCACCAAAGACGGTGACCCAACACCTTTTAATCCTGAAAATAAATTAGTTAGCATAGGGATTAATGATGAATACTATTTCTTCTATCACAAAGATATGAAGGATATGAAAAAAATCCAAGACAGTAAACAGAGAATACAACAAATCTTAAATGCTTCTACTTTAGTAGTAGGACATAATCTAAAGTTTGATATGTCATGGATGTATGAGTTTGGCTTTACTTATAATGGTAAACTTTACGACACTATGTTAGCTGAGTACGTTATGAACAGAGGCGTTAAGAACAAATCTATATCTTTAAAAGAATCTTGTAAGAGAAGAGGATTAAGTGTTAAGTCTGATATCTTAGCGACATACATGGAAAGTGGGTATGGTATTGACGAAATCCCTATGGAAAAATTAGAAGAGTATGGTAAGCAAGATGTTATGATTACTAAACAACTCTATCTTACACAAGTAAGATTGTTCAATCAGCCCGGTAATAATACTTTAAAACCTACTCTTAATTTAATGAATGATTTTCTACGTGTTCTTATTGATATGGAATGTAATGGAAACTATATTGATTTAACAGAATTAGAAAATGTAGAGAAAGAATTAAACCAAGAGTACTACAGTTTAAAGAATAAGATTAACAGAATTATTCAACAAGTTATGGGTGATACCCCTATTAACTTATCCTCAACAGAGGACCTATCTAAAGTTATTTATTCTAGAAAGGTTCAAGATAAAAATACTTGGGCTACATTATTTAATATTGGTATTGACAAAAGAAGTGGTAAGCCAAAGAAAAGACCTAGAATATCAGAGAGAGATTTTGAACAACTTGTTTTAAAACATACTGACCAAGTGTATAAAACTATAGCTGAGCAATGTAATATTTGTAGTGGTTTAGGGTTTATTAGAAGGATTAAAAAAGACGGCTCTCTTTATAAGTCAGATAATAAATGTACTAAATGTTCTGCTCAAGGAATGTTATTTGTAGAGACAGAGGCTCGTGCAGGATTCAATTATAAAACAAGAATGGTTAGCGATGCGTCTCAAGGTGGATTTAAAACTGACAAAGAAACCTTAACTAAAATTAGTGCCATATCAGAGGGTGCATTAAAAGATTTTGTTGATAGTATTATTCGATACAGTGCGATTGAAACATACCTAAATACTTTCCTGACAGGTATCAGAGATAACACAAGAGAGAATAATATCTTACACCCTTCATACAATCAGTATACTACTACAACTGGTAGGTTATCGTCTTCCAAACCTAACTTCCAGAATATGCCGAGGGGTGATAAGTTTCCTGTGAAACGAATAATTAAATCTCGTTTCGATGGTGGGCAAATTATTGAGGTAGACTTTGCCCAATTAGAATTTCGTACTGCTGTTTTCTTGGCTCAAGATAAACAAGGTATGGAAGATATTAAGAATGGGGTTGATGTTCACCAATACACTGCAGATATCATTGGTTGTTCACGACAGGATGCAAAGGCCCATACATTTAAACCTTTATATGGTGGAACAATGGGTAAGAAAAAAGAAAAGGAATACTATGATAAATTTTTAAAGAAGTATAAAGACATTGCTAAGTGGCATGACCAATTACAAGAGAAGGCTTATAAGACAAGTATTGTTAGATTACCAAGTGGTAGAGAATATTACTTCCCTAATGTTTATAGAAGTATAGATAGATACACAGGTAAATATATGTATTCTAACGGTACAACAATTAAGAACTATCCTGTACAAGGATTTGCAACAGCAGATATTGTTCCTATTGCATGTATTAATGTTTGGGAACTACTACGAGAAAGGAATCTAAAAAGTCTTATCATCAATACAGTTCATGACTCTGTTGTTTTAGATGCTCATCCTGATGAGATAGATGAAGTACTTAGTATTATTAAAACTGGTTTTACTAATGTTAAGGATTCCTTGTTACACCGATACGACTGTGAGTTAAACGTACCTTTAGACTTTGAAATAAAAAAAGGTAAAAATTGGCTTGACTTATCCACAGAAGTATGATATAATACAGATACATAAAAACTATAATAGGAGAATATTATATGACAAACGACTTGACTACAGATATAGATAATTTATCCCCTGAAAAGTTAATGGCTCTGATAGGCCAAGAGACTGAATCAGGTGGAGATAGTACCATACTATCAAGATTATCTATTAACTATGACTCTGAAGACGCTGACGGTAACCTTATAAAACGAGGATTATTTAAGGTTGATTCACAGCAACACGGAGTTATCTATGCTGAAAAGGTATCCTTTAGACCTTTCTTCAATACATTTCAGTATAAAAAATATGATGAAGAGAACGAAGAAAATAATTATAAGTCAGTCATGTTTACAAGTTGGACTGATGCAAAGCCTGATACGAATGGTACAGAGGCTTGTGGTAGTATACCTAGGTCTATGCGAGATAACCTTGATATCGCTGTTAAGATAGAACAAGATAAGATTACATGTTTTAGAAATGTGTTTGGTTTAGTTACTATCAAAGGTAAAACTTCAAAAGGCGAAGATGCGTCTCTTGTAAATGAACCCGCTTTATACAGAGTAAGGGGAGTTAATTTCCTACCTATTGGCGACCAGTTAAAAAGTCTATCCAAAAGAAATAAGATTATGTTTAATACTGTCCTAGAGTTTTTTGGTACAGATAAACATACCAATGGTAGTGTAACTTATTTTGTTGCCAAGATAAAAGACTCTAATAAAGACGTTAAGTTCTCGGAAGAAGACAAGAAAGTATTTAACATGTTTAAAGAACATATTAAAACTGAGAATGATTATGTCAAGAAAGAGTATGCTGAGGCATTAAAGAGAAAACATAAATCATCTACTACGGCAGACGATTTAGATGATGAAATTATTTTACAGGAAATGTCAGCTTGACTTTCTTAGAAGAAGTAAAATCATTTTTAGCACAGGCTCAAAACGAGCCTGTTGCTATACCCAAGGATATACTCAAAGAGTTTAAAGAGGATTGTGGTAAGGCCGTAGAAAAACAATTTACAGACACACGAGAAAAAGAGTTTAGAATTAGAATGTCTAATATTGGCAGACCTCTATGCCAATTACAAATGGAAAAAAAATACTTTGGTGATGAATCACTAAAGAACCTAGACAATTATAATTACAAGTTAAGAAATTTATTTGGTGACATACTAGAAGCAGTTGTAGTAATGTTATTAAAAACAGTTAAGGCAAACATCAATGGTTTACAGGGTGATGTGAAGTTAGAAACAGAATACTTCGATATAAAAGGTACATACGATATCATCATAGATGATAAGGTTTATGATATCAAGAGTGCATCACCGTTTGCCTTTGAAAAAAAGTTTGGTGAGCAAGGTGGCGGATTTGATAAGTTTTCAGAGGATGATATCTTCGGGTACTTACCACAAGGTTACTTGTATTCGGAAGCCACTTCCAAACCTTTCGGTGGTTGGATTGTTGTTAATAAATCTACTGGAGAATTATTATTAAGCAGTCCACCTGAAGAAGATGAACAGTATAGAAAAAAAGCTATGGATACTGTTCATAAGAATATCAAAGCCTTGATGAAGGAAGAACCTTTTGAAAGATGCTTTGAACTAGTTGAAGAAATGTTCTATCAAAAGCCGACAGGTAATAAAGTTTTGGGTACTGTGTGTTCTTTCTGTGAGTATAAATATAAATGTTGGGGTGATAACATTCAATACTTGCCCCAACAACAGTCTAAAGCTAGAAACCCTAAGTTTAGTTGGTATGTAGAACTAAATAATGCTAAGGAGGCTTTAGATGAAACGAGTACCAATAGATAACGACAGTGTTGTTATTATCATTAAGCCTTATGGCAACAATAAATTTGCCTGTGGTTTACATTCTAACTATGAACAAGATACAGAACAAAAAGCTATGTGTTATACTGTAGCAATGGGGCTTTGTCAAATAGCCCTTGATGACCCCGACATGGTCTACGAAATTGGGTTAAGTGTTGCTGAGATTGAGAATAAAAAAAAAGATATCGACAAAGACGGACTTGATAATGTAGTAAATATCCAAGATTGGAGAAAGAAATTAAACTAATGAAACATAATTCAGATTTTAGATACGACTTAGAGGTAGGTAAGAGTGGGGAAAAAATAATAGGTGAAATATTAAAGGGTGATAATGTAGAAGTTAAATCCGAGATAGACAAATGGATTAAAAGTGGGAATCACTTTTGTGAATATAAGAGTAGGGGGAAAGATAGTGGGATAAATACAACAGAATCAAAGTATTGGACTATTAATTTGTATAAAGGAAAACAATTCTGTTTTGCTATTTCTTTAGAGACAGATAGATTAAAAAAGATTCTTGAAAAAAATAAGTATCGTTCTGTTCCGGGGGGAGATAGTAATACTTCATGGGGTTGGCTAGTTCCTCTAAAAGATTTATTGGATGTAGAAAACTATGGATAAGATTAATCCGTCTTACTATAAAGAAGGAATTGAAACTGCTGATTATATAGAATCAAACAGCATGGATTATTTCCAAGGTAATGTGATTAAGTATGTTACTAGATTTAAAAGGAAGAATGGTTTAGAAGATTTAAAGAAAGCAGAGTGGTATCTGCAAAGGTTGATAAAGCAGTATGAACAAGTATGAAATAAAAGAACCTGTTTGGAAAGATAATAGTATTGGTGTAGCTGATTTTAGATTAAATACAGATTTACTTATAGATATAACTTACAAAAATAAAAACAATCAAAGGGTTTTTCCTGATACTTATATAATAAAAAATCCAAATTTAAATGATAGAGAATATCAAAGTATAAAAGGTAGAAGGATTTATAAATTTTTAATAGATGAACTAGAGGTGTATGATGAGAGTAATTAAAGACCCTTTTACAGGTAAACTGTTAGTGTCCTTAGATGCATTTGAAATGAAAAACGCTAAAGAGAAGAGTGTGTTTGAAACAACCTACGCTAATCTTAAAGTATTCTTTGATGATATATATAACATCATCAATATGGAAATAGAAAAAATTGAATTAGAAAAAGAGAGGAAAAGAAATGAAGAACTATTTGATAAATGAAGAACAAAGACAGGAAGTCTTAAAGTATTTGTGGACCAAACCTTATGGAGAAGTGTATAGAATTATGGAGACTATGTTAAAACTAGAGGGAGGAAAGGATGAGAGATTGGAAGAATTTAATAAGAAGAAAGTATGATTTTAAAATTGATATTGGATTCTATGCGTTAGGTATTAATAGAGATTTTAATTTAGTAATAGATGAACATACAGTAAACTCTAGGGTATTATATAAACATCTTAAAGAAGAGTACCCTGACTTCCAACACTCTAACATTCTTGTCGGCCTAGCTAATGAAACGAAGTTTAAGTTTGAAGAACTATCCGAAGATATGCAAAGGTTTATAAATCGTTTAAACTAATATTCAATCCTAATTTTCTTAGAGCATTACTATCTTCTTGTGGATTAGAAGGACCTGCTTGGTGAAATTTTTTCCAAAGATAGAATGAATTAGTATTATTTTTATATCCTTTATTAGCTATATCCATAAGGTATTCTCTTGATTTTGTTTTTGGGTCTCTCATTATCATGTTAATAACAGTCAATGCTCTCTGAGAATCCCAGTCTAATTCCATAGGAGTCTTTGCGGTGTATATCCAATTAGGTACTTTTTCTTTTGCTAAGTTTATATATCTATCCTTTGCATCTTGAAAAGAATTGTCAGACACCTTAAATTGAAATATACCTTCTGCATCTTTTCCATAAACATCTGTACCACCGCTACTTTCTATATCTGCTACTTTATCTAAGTACTCTACTATATTTTTCTTTTGAGATGCAGATAAATCTTTTTCTATAAAATTTAATGCTTTTTCAGTTTCTGTTTTTTTTAATTTTTGTTCCTCTATTGTTCTTAAAACTTCGTTGTATGTAGGTTTTTGTTTCATAACAATGTTAGGACCTTTTTGTTCTTGTCTTTTTCTTACCGGTATTGTAATATCTAATGCCATTATTTTTTCACTAAGCTCCCACCGAAGTATAGTCCCACTATTGATGACATAAGGTGTGTATCGAGAGGGGTAATCACCACACCTGCAAATGCTCTGTCCATTAATACTTCTTTCTTCTCTATGAGAAACAAAAAACCTGGTTTAAATTCTGTCCATGTTAAGATGACAGGAATATCCATAATTACAGGTACTATCTTAGGCCATGCAATAACAAAGAATCTCATAAGTCCTTGCACTCTCAACGGCTTTCATTTGAAATTCTGCCCGTGCTAATAGCATCTTTTGTTCGTCTTGTTTTGCCTTAATGCTTTGCCCCCATATAGACATTACTCCACCGAGTAAGCTAGAGCCTAGCATTGTAATCATTTCTACTGGTAATCCCCCTAACATATTATTCATCCCCCACTATGCCGTTCTTTTCGGCTTGTTCATATATGTCCATTTCTTGTTCTGTTATTCCACCTTTAGACATCTTATCAAAGAAGTCTTGTTGCATACCACTTAATTGTCTCTTGATAGCATCGTGTAATTCTTTAGGATTCTTAAATCCTTTTTCTTCTGCTAGGTCATACATCCATTGTTGCCACGCTTGACCTATATCACCTTGAAATTTTATAAAGGATTCTGCCATTAGTCTTGCTATATCGCTTTTACCCATAGACTCTTTTCCCATTTGTTGTTTCATCATGTAGGTAAATGTCATATACTTAGATTCTTTTAAACTTCTCATAGCCAACCATTTTCTAGCCCACCAATCTTCCTCATCTCTTTTGTAGTTGTCTACAGAATTTTTAATATAAAAAGGATTATCTTTACCTTGATACCAAGATTCAATCCAACCATGGTAAGATGTCGGTGTAACTTTTTTCCACGCATCTCTTACTTTAGATGGGGGAATAGGTGTTATGTCTAGTAAAGGTTCACCTGTTAATTGCTCACCTAGTTTATAATTAAGATAGTATTTAGATAGTTCTAATATGCCCGATGCTGCATTAAAAGAAAACTCTAAGCTAGGGAAAGTTATAAGTTCTGTTGGGTCTGTAGTTGGTGCCTGTAAAGAATTACTCATATCAGCATTTAGTACAGTAGAAGGACCACCAAAGAAGAATACATCCGGTAATCCCATTTTAATTAATAGGTCACTTAGGGTACTCATGTTTGTTAATCCTGTAGCATTTAATCCTTTAACTAAAGCATCAATAAACGTAACTCCCACAACACCTTTTAGTCCACCAAATATAGCTTGACTTGCAACAAAGTTTGCTAATTGTGTTGTTTGTCCTTTAGGTATGGGGATAGGTAGTTTTTGTCTACCAATAGTTAATTGTTTAAACTCTGCCTTTTGAATAGCCTCTACCATTTGTGCATACCAATTGTGAGCATAAGTTTTGAACAATCCTGCTGGTCTAGATATCGCACCTGCCATACTGTAGATAAGAGGTCTTTGAGATGCGTGATATTCCACCATTAATTTATTTGCAAGATAAGGGGCTTGTTTAATTACAAACTCTTTACTATATCCTAATGATAACATATGTTCACCGACTGTATTAACTGCTTGTAGTCGTGTAAATCTTTCCATAAATCCTGCAGGAACAGTACCTTTAACAGTACCCCATATCTTTTTACCCAATCCTTTAGGATTAATTTTCCCTTTAGAGTAATAAGTTTCCCCAAGATATTCTTTCAACATAGCCTCTGTAATAACGCCCTGTCTAACTGCAGATTTATTTAAAGCAATGTTAAACTCTGTAGGTTTAAATGTACGCATCATCCCTAAAGCAACAGAGTAGTAAGCGTGAGCAGTAGCATCAATCATATTACTACCTTTTATTTCTGCTGACATTCCTGCTAACTTTTGAGGCAACATTTGAAGAGGTTGTATTCCCTGTAACATTAAGAATCTAGGATTCAGTGCTAACAAGAACCAAGTATTAGCCAAGTTTGCGGATTTAATATACCATTTACTTATAGCAGATTCTAGCTGAGACCCTATTGGACTTCCTCTCATTTGTTTTACAAGTTCATTAATAGGTAATCCTGTAGCATTTTTTCTTACAGTTTCTGCTAATTGGAAATCAGTAGGGTAAATATCCGCTATTGTTTTTTGCCCTCTAATCCCTACATTATTGGATATAGGTGTTTTATAAAATGTTGTAAAGTCATTTGCTAACTTCATTCTAAATGCACTTTGAATACCACCATTGATATACATAGTGATTGCTTTTTCAAAATCTTGTAATCGTTTTCTAGAACTTCCATACGTTCCTAAATATCCTTCAACAACCTTTCCTTTTCTAGTCATCTTACGGATATTGAATCCTTTTTCTCTGTAGATATTAGTAACTAATTTATCAATAGCATCAATTGTTTTTTGATTTGTTTTATTTCTATTAGCCAGTTGCATAATGTCTTGAAACATTTCTGCAGAATAGTCTTTAACTTCGCTTACAGTTTTACTACGAACATTAATAGTTAATTCAGGATTATCTTTCATTAAGTCGTCTTTAATTCTGTTAGCTTGTTTTATATTATCTGCACCATATACGCCAACCAAATCCCCTTTACTAGTGTTTACAAATACTTTATAGTCACCTAAGTATATTTGTGGGAAATAATTTGGTCTTTTATTTATTTTAGAAACATTCTTTCCACCATAGTTAATAGCAAAATCATTGTATATTTTTTGTATTCCATCAAAAGATTTTTGAATATCTTTCATGGCTACAATACCTTCTTGTGATAAGCCAAATGTACCTACATATCCTGGTGTAGCTTCACCTGTTTTATTATCAAACCTATCGTCTTTTAGTCTTTCTTCTTTGTTTAATTTTCTATATAGAGTATACTCATCATTTAAAGTCTTCATTGTTTCAACTACTTTTAGTTGTTCATTTGTGGATAATCTTTTCCAACGAACTAATGCACCACCCTCGGATGGTGTAAGACTTGAATAACGCATTGGATTAAATCCCGATACCTTTTCTATCTTAGATGTTTGAAACGCTTTAGGATTTTCTAAAAATAATTGAGTCATGTAATTGACTTCCATAACATACTTACTTACTAAATCCACTCCGTATTTTGCTACAGGATAATCACCTAAAAACTTTGCAGGTAATGCCTGTCTTCTTCCACCTTTTGTAAAGAGATTCATAGCAGTTTCCCATAAAGTATCTGCCTTTATAGGTGTCATCTTTTTTGTATTAGCTACAGGGATAGTTATATTTTCTTCTACTATTTCGTATTTGCCTTCAGCATTTTTCTTTTTTCTATTTCTTGTAATTTCTTTACCACCAACTAATACTAACTTAGCTTCTGTTGGTGTTAGTGATGCAACCATATCAAAGTCTCTCATAAACTTTGTAGAGAATAGTCCGTGGTCTCTTATGACAGCACTAATACTTTCCATATCATCTTTTAATTTTCCTTTTTGAGAATTTAAAGAGTTTATTTCTGTACTAATATTTTTTATTTGTGTATCATATTCGTTTTTCTTTTCTTCACTTTTTGCTTTTTCTTTTTTTGCAGTGATATTTTTTTGTTGTATACTTAAATCCCCAACTTTCTTTTCGTATAAATTATATTGGTCAATAATTGCCGCTAGAGATTTCTCAGTATTGCTTATAGCTTTTTCTGCTTCTCTTATATTCTTTTGTGTTGTTAAAAATTCTTTTGTTTTATTACCAAAGTTTTCAACAACAGTATCTATTTTACTTTGTGCTGTTAATTTAGGTCCTACTAAACCTAGAACAGCAAATGTTGTAGCATTGGCAATTCTTTCTTCTGCATTTTCTGCAGGTCCTGAAGCACCCATTAAAGCCATACCTGTTAATCTTGTAGGTATGCCAAACATATTTAAGCCTTGCAATAGTTTACCACTTAGCCCACCTTCTACACCTGCAAGTCCTACTCTTTTTGCATATTCAAAACCTGTTTCGCCTTCTTTCTTTTCAGATTCTAATAACATATTCATACCTGCAAATCCACCAACAGCACCGCCTGTTACTACTGCGGGTGCGTATAGAGCAATTGTTCCTGGTGTTTGTGCTAATCCTTGAATAACAGATTGTGTAAACCCTGTACCTGCTTTCTTTTTAGCTTCCATCATTTGTGCTTCGTCTTTTTCTTGTTGGTCTTTATGGAAGTCATACCATGATGAAAGCATAGCTTTAAATCTGCCACCCTCTTCTTTGGGTGCATCTTTTAGTCTAGCTTGTTTTTGTTCTTCTGCTGTTAAAAATAATCCGGGGATATTTGCAAAGGCTTGTTGTGCTGTAGATTCATAGGCGTTCCATCCTGATTCGATGCCATACCTATACATGTTATACACTCGAGAACCAAGTGTAGTAGATTTATCAGTTATTGATTCACCAATACCAATAGATTCATCATCAAGTTCTTTATCTTGATTGTCTTCTTTTTGTAGAGTTTTATATTTATCCTCTATTAATTTTTGTATTTCTTCCTTTGGCATATCGTCAGGAAATTTAACGACTATACCATCGGGCATCCTTATATTAGGCATTATATCTCCTAAGTATTAGTGTCTGTGTAATTCGGTTTAAAATAATCTTGCCAATCTTCCGCTACATCGGGTTGGCCCGTTAATACGGTTGAGGTAGGGGATATTGGCACTTTAGTTTGATAAACTGGATAGTAATACTTCTGTACTACCCTAGCTTTAGACGCAGGGTCTCCTGTCACTAAAGTATTGTAGTCAGCTTCAAAGTTTGCTCTTGCTTCTTTATCACTAAAACCTAAGGTGTCAATTGTATTTTTTAAATATGATAGTATATCTCCTTGGTCAATAGTGATAGCTGATGTTGATGGTCTAATAGCTTCATAGCCACCTGTTACGGGAGTAGGAGGTTGTATTTCAGGTTCTTGGAATCCTGATACAACAGCTTCTTGTTTTTCTTTTATATCTTTAGGTGCTTCAAACATTAACTTAGATAAAAAGTTTGTAGTGTTTGTACCCATATTGTTTGTAACCTGTAATCCATTTTTAATCTTAGAAGAATTAATATCTGAAGCAAACTTTTGTTTAGATACTTTTGTATAGTCTTCAAACTTATCTCTTTCTTCTTTAGGTAAAGATTCAAAATTTTTCTTTAATTCAGAAATAGCATCGTTTCTATTATCAGGGGCCATTTGTCCAAGAGCTGCGATATATTCAATATCATTTGTTCCAAACAAGAAATTAGCAAATGTTCCACCACCAACAGATGCACCAACAGTTAAAGCAGAATCATAATTCTTTTTAATATTAGCTACTTCCTCATCTACTTCTTTTCTAGCTACTTTTAAATCTTCTAAACCTTGTTCACCACTTTTTCTAGCTTCATCCATACGATACGCTAATTGTGTTCCTGCACCTATAGCTAATTGCCTTAATGTTTTTGAACTAAGCAATCCCATTATTCATCTCCCTTCTTTGCCATTAAACCTTTTGGTTCTTCTTGTAATTCTTCCTCTTGTTTCTTTTTATTTTTTTCCATATCGTTTATATCTCTAGCAAAGTTTCTTGTTTTATATAAATTCTTTAAGAGTTGTTTTGTCTCTTTTGCTTTTGGTTTACTTAATTTAATCTTCTCTATACCTGCGGCTTTACCGATAGCTAGTACCATTTTTTGTACTACAGGTGTAATGATAATAGCTAAGTCTACATTAAACTCACCTTCTACGAATCCAGAAAATACGATTACTCGTGTAATACTTTCTACAGACATACCTGTTTCTAACATTAAAATAATTTTTGTTAATGTAGGTTTTCGTTGAAGTCTTTGCCATATAAAATTTGCCGCATCTTCTTTGTTGGTAAATCTTGGAGGATTTTCCCACACATAGTTCTTGGGTGTATCTGTTAAAGATTGCCCAGGAATAGGTGCGTCAAAGGGATTTTGTTGTCTTTCTAATGCCATTATCCTATTATCCTTTTAGCCATTTCGGCATAATCGTTATTTAAAAAATTATCCCACGCTTGTAAAAACTCTGAATACTGGGCTGAAGATTGTCCAAATTTAACAGGAACAGCTTGTTCAGGTTTTCCTACAGGCATTTTATATTCTTCAAAATCATAGGCTAGCTTTGCCTCTGCGGCAGTCATTCCTGATTTTGCACTAGCTGATGAGCGACCTAATATACTCGCCCCTATTCCTAATATTTCACCGATTCCTAAAGCCATGTTTACTCCTTATGATATTGCCTTACTAAATACTTCTAAACCTATTGCTCCGAGAATAGTATTTAGTTGTCCTTTAGATTCTTCGTCTAATAATTCTAATTCTGCTTCTCTTTCTAGAGCGGCCATCGCAATATTATGGGCCCTGTCTTTTGAATTTTCTGATGCTGTATTAATCCAAGAGGCCTCATCTCTCCATTGTTGCCATAGTGCAGATAAACCGAAGTTAGATATGTTTAAAAGATTTTGTGCATCTGTTTGATTCGCCGCATTAATAGAGGCAGTGTTTGATGTATTAATACTACGTCTCCATGTTACGTTGGATTGGTCAATTAATCTCTGATTCTCTACATTGAATCTTTGTCTTTGGTCTTCTAGTTGAGCATTAAACTGATTGATAGTAGCTTCTCTTTGAGCATTGGCTTCTGACACACCAATTTCATTTTGTACATTTTGAGCGGCAATTTTATTAGCTTCAGCTAAAGTATACTGCTTCATTGCATCTTGTCTTGTCGCATTGTTAGTAGCAATTTGTGTTTGTAAACTCGAAAAGAATTGGTCTGTTTGTGCTTGACTCTGTGCATTGAATTGTAGTGA